ACCCCTGCTGCTGGAGGTACTGGTTGTACAGGGCGCTGTTGAGCTGCTGCTGGGTCTGCTGCTGCAGCGTGCCGGCGCCGAGGAGCGCCTGACCGGCCGCGAGGCCCGTCTGGGTGCCCTGCTGGCCCAGCCCGGCGAGGCTGCCGGCCACGCCCTGCCCGTAGCCGAGGAGGCCCTGACCAATGCCCATCTGGCCCTGCGCCATGCCCTGCCCGAGGCCGAAATAGCCCTGCCCAAGGCCCTGCTGGGCCTGAGCGGCCTGTAGGGGCTGCTGGAAGGCCTGCTGGCCGATCTGGAGGAGCTGGGGCGCGAAGTTCTGGAACGCCTGCCGGTTGGCCTGCGCGGCGCCCAGACCCACTCCCTGCTGCTGCTGGGCGGTCTGGAGGGCCTGTCCGTACCCCTGCGACAGGAGGCCGGCCTGCGCCTGCGCCGACGCCAGCCCCTGCTGGCGGGCCAGATTGGCGGCCGCAATCGACCCTCGGTCGCCGCCGAAGGCGCCGCGCATGGCCTGCGCCCCCATGAGCTGCGACTGTTCCTGCTGTTGCTGCTGGCGCAGCCCCTGCATGGTCGGCTCGACGACCGACTGCAGGTAGGGGTCCATGTACCGGCCGATCTGGAGGTCGGCGGGGTTCACAGCCTGTGTACCGGCCAGCCCGGCCAGCGTCGCCGCCCCGGTGTAGGGCGCCCCCGCGGCCTGCGCCTGACCGATGTTCTGGCCGGCCAGTCCGAAATAGGGCGTTGCCGCCCCCGCGCCGGCCTGCAGAGCGTTTCCAGCCGCGCCGTAGTAGGGAAGGGCCGTCTCGGCCGCACCCGTCAGGGCGGCCGTCGCAGCCTGCTGGTAGGGCTGGTAGCCGCCGCCCGCGGCGGCGATCTGGTTAATACCCTGCTGCTGAGTCTGGTTAATCGGCGCGACGAACTCGCCCTGATAGGGCTGGAACGGCGTCTGGGCGACCTGCTCGGCGCGGGCGTTGACCGCGTCGTACCGGGCGCGGACCTCGGGCGGGATGGTCGTCTGCTGGGTCTGATAGGTCGTGCCGCCCGAGCCGCCCTTGCCCCCGCCGAAGACAGCGCCGCCCTGTGCAAGGCGGCTATTCGAGAGCTTCCACGGCCAAGGGCAAGCAGTGATCATGTCAGGTAGCCTTGTTGGTGACGCCGGTTTCGGCGCCCAGCAGCCAGTAGGTGCCTGCGGGCTTGCCGAAAATGCGCTCGTAGAGGCGCACTTTTCCTTCGGTTCGGTGGTTCGACAGGACGCCGATCATCAGGGGCATTTCGAGCTTGGTCGCGGCGTCCCGAGCGAACTCGCACAGCTTGCGCGCGCGGCCACCCTTGGCGGCGCGGTACTCTGGATGCACGAAGATCCCGCGCTCCTCCAGCACGAGGTTGTCGCTATACCAGAGCTTGCAGGTCCGCAGCAGGACGCCGCCCTCGAAGTGCTCGGCGCCGGGCTTGCCGATCACGCCGCAGATGCCGCCTTCGCGGTTGAGCGCCGGCCAGACCTCGTCGAGCAGACGCTGCGGGTCGGGCTTCACGAAGCCGTTCTCCTCGCTGCCCATCAGGCAGAGGTCCATGAAGGGGTGAATATCATCGGGCGTTCCGACGCGGACGTGGACTTCGCTCATAGGCTCCTCTCCTAATCACGACGGGGACCCGGAAGACTTTCGAGCGTCTTGATGGTCTTCGCTCGAAACATCTTCACGAAGTGGTCGAGCACCTTGTGCCCGTCGTCGAGTGACCCCTTGCCGAGCCGCTGGACGTCGCGCGGGTGAACGACGTACTCGCCGCCCGCGGCGACGATGGGGACGGTCGCCTCACCGCCGCCCGCCTTGCGGGGCGCGTCCATGCCGTAGGGCAGCTCGTCGGAGGTGTAGGGCTGATCGCCGGCGCCGTAGAAGGGCGCGCTGAAGATAGACTTCGCGACCTTGAAGCCCGCCATGGTGTTGCCCTCGCCCATGGCCGAGATGATGTCGGCCGGGATGACGTAGGCGCCCGACGGAACGTGCATCGGCAAGTGGTCGGTGCGGCCGGCGACGGCGCTGTGGATCGGCCCGGCGTGAACCTTGCCGCCAGTCGCCCGCGGCTTCCGCGCGGTGTTCAAGGCAGCCGCAATCGCCTGCTCGCGCGGATGACCCGCGTGGATCATTTCGCGGATGTTCGAGCTGATCGTGGTCTGCGACGAACCGCGTTTCAGGGGCACCTAGACACTCCGGGTAACGGCAGATGATACCGCACGCGACCCGCCAGCCGAAGATGTCAGCGTGTCAGCCGATGCGCCATACCGTCCCGTCGCTATAGACGGGCACGTTGTTCGCACCGCCGCCGACCACGGCCGACGCGAACGTGGTCGCCGTGGCGTTTGTTACGAATGCCCGCGCGCCGGCGCCCGCCGTAACTGCCGAAGGAAGGTTGGCCACCAGCACCGGCGTGACCTTGATGTAGCCCGTGAAGGTCGGGCCGTCCGTCGCCACGAGCGACGACGAGATGGCCTGCACGATCCGGTTTATCGCGACGACGCCGTTCTTCTGGGTCGTCAGGATGTCATCGAGAGACGCCATCAGAACCTGCCCGCCGGCATGAGCCGGTATCGCGGCGCGCCGATGCGCCAGAACGTGTCGATGTCGCTGCTCTCGAACTTGATCGAGACAAGGCGCCCGCGCAGCCGTGGCGTGACGTACTGGGTCGCCTGCGTCAGCGTGTACGGGCCGTGGACCTTCGGCGTCTGGCCGGGATAGTCGGCGACATAGAACGTCATCAGCAGCGACGCATTCTGCGTCCCGCCGTAGTAGCCCCACTTGAAGTCAGGCCAGACCTGATCAATGAACGACAGCAGGTCGCCTTCTTGGAGCGTGAAGTAGCCGGTCTGGAAGCTCGCGACGAGCGGCTGTCCGTCGGCGTTCGGCGACGTCTCGTGCTGGAACACCAGCCCGGTCGACGCCGCGCCAATGGGCGGCCCGAGCACCGACTGGTCGATCCACGCCGTGCGCGACAGGTAGCCGAAGTCCCAGCCGCCGGTCGCCAGCGAGTACTTCACGTAGGCGTTGATCTCGCCGCCGCTCGACTGCGTCGGGAAGAACCACGACACCTCGCCGAAGCGCGAGTTGGCCGCCGCGCGGATGCGGTCGACCTGCGTCGTGTCGAGATCTTGGAAGATGAAATCCCACACCGTGCAGGGCAGCGGCTTCACGCCGTCGCCGGCGTAAACGAAGAATTGCGACTGGCTCATCCAGAACACCATGTTGTTCAGGATGGTCATCGCCTTCTTGCCGATCAGGCCGCAGCCGGTCGCGATCTCGTTGAAATTGTAGACGTCGGGCAGGTTGACGTACTGCATCGCCCAGAGCGCGAGGTCGGTCCAGATCAGGCCCTGCTGCGGGCCCTGAATGCCGCCAACGATGCGGCTGCCCTTGGTCAGGCGATACGAGCCGGCCTGATTGGTCGGCAGCGCGATCCACTGGTTGTAGTTGTTGAGGTCACACCAGCGGATCAGCAGGTGGTCCTGCACGCCGGTGAACGTCGAGCCGAGCGCCACGATCTGGCGCTGCGGCATCGCGAGGAACACGCTGTGGTTCGAGACAGGCGCCTGCGTGATGATCTGGGCGTTCTGGAAGCTCAGGGTCGGCGACCACTGATAGATCGGGCCGCCGGGCTCCTGATCGAACGTGAGCAGCGACGACTGATCGGGGCTCGCGATCAGGATCTCGCCCCAGTTGTCGATAGACCAGTCGGAAGCCTCGACGGGAAAGCCGAGCGCCGCCACGGGCGTTGCGCCCGACGAATAGCCGCCGGTCGAATAGCCGTTGGTCGAGTAGCCGCTGCCCGTCGACAGGGGGCCATAGGCGACGTAGTAGATGTACCGCGCGTTGCCGCCGTTGATGTAGCCTGTCGTCGTCGAGGTGGCGTTCTGCGACGCTTGGATCGTGAACGTGTTCGCGGTCGGCACGGTCTGAACCGTGTAGTTTCCCGTGAACGTGATGCCGCCGACTGTCGTGGCGATCAGCACCGGGTAGGTGTCACCCGGCAGGAAACCGTGATTGTTCAGCGTCACCGTCGCGATGGAGGTGCCGGATGTCGTGGCGAACTGGGCGACCGCGCCGCCGTTGGCGACCGACGCCGTCGCAAGCGCCGGATTGCCGAGCGTGTCGGTGGCGGTGATCTGGTAGGTCGTCGAGGAAGCCGAGATGCACTGGTACAGGCCAAACAGGATCAGGCCGCCGACGCTGATGTGCGCCGGGATGTAGACCGCGTCGTAGCTCGTGAGGTTGCTGCCGCCGCTGCCAACGGTGCCGGCCACGGTCTGCGGGCCGACGGTGGCATTCAGGAACGACACCGAGCCCGCGCTGGACGCCGTCACGGTGTAGGTGCCGTTGAAGCCGGCCGGCGTCACGCCGGCCACGACGACCGTGCCGCTCACCGGGAAGACATGCGTGCCCGCGTAGGTGATCGTCGCGGTCGTGCCGTTTCCCGACGCCGCCGTGGTCGCGGCGCTGAAGCCGGGGTCGGTGATGGTGACCGTGCTGGTGCTGATCGTCGTCGTGCAGTCAGGCGTCGTGTTCTGGTCAAAGACTTGCGGGGTGATGTCCCGCGCGGCGCCGTCATTCAGGACGTATAGAGAACCGCTCGTGGTGCCCGAGCAGCCGATGGCAAGGTAGTCGTTGGTCAGGTTGTCGCGCCACGCCCAGAGCGCCCGCGGCACGCCGGCGAAGGCCGACGGATAGTAGCGCGTCCAGCCGCCAAGCTTCTGCACCAAGCCCAGATTGTCGCGGTCCTTGATGAAACGCACGAGCTGCGTCGAGCTGATCGCGGCCTCGTTCAGGGCCGGCGTGCGGTTCGTGTCGACCGTGGGGATGAGCTTGAGGGACGAGTGCATGCACTATCCTCGCGAGGGCGTCGCGGCCACGGCCGGCGACATCGACGTCCAGCCGGCCGCCTCGAACTTCTTGCGGTACTCTTCGACCAGCGCCGCCGTCTTGAGCTTCTCGTACTGGCTCTCCCAGTTGATCGGCATCTGCGGGTCGTTGGGCTGGCTGGTCGAGAGCGCGAAGTCGCGCTGGTAGCCGCTGATGAAGACCATCGACGCCGCGAGGAACAGGTCGGGCAAGTAGGTGCTGATGAACGTCGTCGTGTTGCTCGACGACAGGCTGTCGGGGCGCACGGTGCCGACGATCTCGGCGGCGTAGTTCTGGTCAGGCCACGGGCCGATCAGGGCCGTGTTCTGGTTCAGCATCGCCATGTAGGCGGGCACGCCGGTCGCGGTCGGCGACGAGTAGACCGTGTCGAGATAGATCTTGGTGACCGGCAACAGGGTCACGCGATTGCCGGCGTTCGGGTCCGAGACGCCGACGGGCGTGATGACGTTGATCTCCTGCACCGTCACGAATTGCGACATCGGCCACGAGATCTGCCGGCTGCCGACCGCGCACGAAAAGCCGGGTGTCGCGCTGACGGTCGAGAGCAGGTCGAGATCGCGGTAGATGCGGTTCTCGGCGTAGGTGATGCACTGCGGCAGGTTGGTCACAAAATTGGTGTCGGTTGTTTCAACAACCGCGAGGTTCGCCAGCTCGGTGACGTACTGCGAGTAAGTGAGGCCAGTCGTCATCGCGAAGCCACTCCCTTGACCTTCTCGAAGGAGCGCATCGCGCCGAGGCCGAGCATGGCGAACAGCAGCTCCCAGAGGTTATTGTCGAGCTTGGGCGCGTTCAGCATGCGCGTCACGGCCTCCTCGCTGATGTAGGACGCGACGTACACCGCGAGCGGGTAGATCAGGTACTGGTAGCAGAGCGCCACGCCGCAGATCCAGCCGATGAACGGCCGCCAGCCCGCGACGAAGAGGTTCGGGTTCGCCGCCTCGATCTCGTTGACCTTCATCTGCGACAGGTCGGCCGCCTGTAGCGCCGACAGGAGCTGCAGCTGGAATTGCTGCCGCGCCGCCGGGTCGGGGATCAGGCGGTCGAGGATCGGGTTCACGGCCCCGAGGATGGCGGCGATGGTCGGGCCCATCAGCCGACCCCCGCGAGCTGCATCCCCTCGGCGATCTCGTTGCCGGTGTAGGGCATGCCGGCGCACTCGACCCGGATGATGGCGTCGATCAGGAGGGACATGACTTCGGGGTTGCGAATGTTGACCTCATCGGTCGGCGCGACGCCGAGACGGCGCGAGACGCTGGCGACGTAAGCGTCGGTGTTGTTCTCGTTCGGCGGCGCCCAGCGGTTGATGTAGTCCTGCACCGAGCGGCAGCCGAGACGGTCATGGTAGGCCAGCAGGTTCTTGGCCATGGCGCGGATGCCGTAGACTGCCGACTTGAAGACGCAGAACCGGCCGTGCGTCAGCTCCTGCCGCTGGACGTCGTTCTGGCACTGGGCGACGTCGCGGATCTCGCCGTTCCACGGCGGCTCGCTGCGGTCCATGTTGCCGGGGTTGTTGTTCAGGTAGCCGCGGGTCTGGGTTGGCGCAATCACGGCTTGTCTGCCTTGCCGTCGAGCTTGTCGTAGATGCGCTGAAACATATTCTCGATATGCTTCATGGTCTCGTTGAAGTCGTTCTTGCTGACGTAGGTCGTCGGAAGGTCGACCTCGATAGTGTGGACGTCCCGCTGTAGCTCCTTGACGGCGCCCCATACCTGACGCGCAAACCAACCGATGGCGGCCAGAATGGCCGCCAAGATCACGTTGATCAGGATCTGCGCGTCAAGCATGGTCGCCTCCTAGTTTACGGCGGCGTCGGCCGCCGGCTCGGGCGGCGTTGGGGGAACGAACTGGGCGTCGCCCTGCGCCTTGATCTTGCCGATCAGGCTCGCGACTTCGGCGAACGGCCGCTGGCCGAGGGCCTGCAGCAGGTAGTTCACCTCGCCGGCGGTCAGGTCCAGCTTGATCGGCTGTTCGAGGGGGTTGAACTTCTCTTCGGGCATTTCGTGCTCCTCACGGTTGACAAACAGGCTGACTATAGCTGCGGAAACAGCTACGCGGAAGGGTTCCACGGCAGCGGCAGCGCCGGGGTCGCGAGCTGGGCCGCGATGGCGTCCTGCTGGGCCTGCAGCTGTTCCGGCGGCCATGCTGCGAGGACCCATTCCTCCACCTCGGCCGGCGTCAGGTCGGCGTAGGGGACGAAGGGATCCTTGGGGTCATAGACGATGTCGGTGCTGCCGCCGAAGGCGGCGGTGTTGGTCCCGTCGTTGCCGACGTAGACCCAGCCGACTTTGACGACAACGTCCGTCTCGCCGTCTAGCTGCGGGGCGACCATAATCTGGGTGACATTGAGCGTGTAGGTGATAGCCATGATCAAGCTCCGATGTTGATGGCTGACGCCCGCGTCAGGGCGTCATAGACGTCTTGCGCGGACATGTTGATTGTCGGATGCGCCGCCAGTGCCAGCAGCTTGGGGCTGTCACTGCGGAACTCAGTGGCGTACTCAAACGCGATCTGGGTATTCGTGTCCTGCGCGGCGATCAGCGTCTCGACGGCGGTCAGTTTGCCCATGGCGGCCAGTTCCTGCCGGAACTGCGCCGGCGTGGCGCTGACGACGGCAGGGGGCGCGGGCGGCGGCACCGGCGTCGGATCGACCAATACGCCGTTCACCAGTTTCCAGCCGGGGCCAGCGTCGCCCGCGAGCATCGCCGTGAACGTCGCGGGGAAACCCGGCGGCGGATCGCCGGGGTCTTGTTCGTACTCGATCACGTTGACGACGGTGTCGTCGTCAAGAATGGCATATCGCGTCACGAGTAGTGCTCCTCGATATAGATGATACCCGAGCCGCCCGTGCCGCCCGTGAACGAAGCCCCGGCGTTACCCGCGCCGCCGGCCCCGACAGCATAGGAATAGCTGGCACCGGGAGACGCGATGACCACTTGGATATACGCGCCAGCAGCGCCGCCACCGCCGCCGTAGTAAGTGAAAGCGCCTG